ATGACCAGGCTGGATGTAGTGTATGACGATCAGTCAGTCGTGAGCCTGGCGTCACGATCTGCCCCGGCTGGGTATCGTTGGTGTCGTGTGCCGCATGATGTGGAGCGCGTGGATGTGAACGCACAGCCCGCAGACTTTCGTTATCGAGGAAACCTCGAAGCATATAAGAATGCTCTGCACGGTGGACCTGTCCGAGCGAATGTGATCAAGGCTGGCAAGCGCCTGCCGGAGATCTACCGAATGGACCCAGACCATCACACCATTGCGGACTGCGCGGTGCAGAAGATGTGGTGGGGACTCAACCCTGATCTGAACGCCATGCGCATGTCATCCCTGATGGACGATGGGTTGATGCTGATGAACGGCGGCGCGGGACTGCCCAATCATATCAATTGCCTGACCGGCGAAGGCAAGGAATACACGACGTATCCTCGTTTCGATGAGGCTCGATTGTTTGCAGGCACATTCGTGCTGGTGCTCCGGGGGGGCGGGATCGCTTATATCAGTTCAATGCTGACGACGGAGCCGATCAAGCGGGCAGAGGATGTGGAGCAGCAGTGGCGGTGCTGGGCTACGTCGGTCGATCCGCAGGGTGTGCCGCATTTGATCACTCGTCCATCGGGTGTGGATTCGGATGGTCCGGATGTGCCGGTGCAGATCCCGATCATTACCGCAGAGCCGGTCTGGCTGCCCTGGGACGAGCTGCACTGGCTCCCGCCTGAATTCGTGCCGCCGTCCTCGACGCTGGAATGGGCGACAGATCTGCCGCTCAGTGTGGGTCTGGCGGGAGGATAGATGGCGGAGAGCAAGCGGCTTACCCCCAAGCAAGAGATGTTCGTGAATGAATACCTGCAATGCTGGAGTGCGGCGGAAGCCGCGCGCCGCGCTGGGTATTCAGAACGAACAGCCAGGGAACAGGGATACGACCTCCTCACAAAACCTCACATCCAGGAAGTGATCCGAGATCGGCTGGATGAAACACACTTGAGTGCCGATGAGGTCCTGGCAAACCTTGGTCGCATGGCGCGTGGGGACATGGGTCACTTCTTCAAGGTGACTGACGAGTGGATGTTCAACCCGCCGCCGACATCAGAGATCCTGGACGAGAGAGAAGTTGTCGATGATAGCGGGGAGAAGCCGGTCAAGCGGATCAGCTACCGAGTGCGGCGCGTGATCCTGGACTTGGACCGCCTCATGGACCCGCAGTATTCGTACCTTGTCAGGCGGTTCTCTGACCGTGGTCGGCGAGGGATGAGTATCGAGATACATGACGCGAAGAGCGCCAACGAACTGATCGGCAAACACCACAAGCTGTTCACCGACCGCGTCGAAGTCGACCACAGGTTACATGTGGAGGGGTTGGACGCAAGCCTGGAGAAGATCTATGGCAGTCGCGACGATAACAGCTGACGAGAAGATCGAGCGCATGCTGATTGCCATGCGTGACGCCGGCTGCCCACGCGACCAGGCGGAGCGGTTCGTCAAAGCCGGATACATCCCCCTCGAGGGGATGCTTCCCTTCCATGCTGCGGCACGACAGGCGGATCTTGCGGATGGTCCGGAGTGGCTCGCGCTGGGCGGCAAGCGCGGACCAGGCAAGTCACACACGACTATGGGGCAGGTGCTCGACGACAGTCTCCGGTGCGACGATCTCAAGACCTTGTTCTTGCGCAAGATCCAGAAGGCGGCAAAGGAATCGCTCGAGGACGTTATCCGCAAAGTCTTCATGTACACGCCGCACATGCCGACTGCCGATGGCGTCGAGTTGAAGAACAGCAGCCGGATCGTGATCGGCGGGTTCAAGGACGAGAAGGATATTGAGAAGTATCTCGGTATCGAATACGATGTGATTGTCATCGAGGAATGCACACAGATCAGCGAGACCAAGAAAGATAAACTGCGCGGGTCACTGCGTACATCGAAGCCGAACTGGAGACCACGCATCTACCTGAGCACGAACGCCGACGGCATCGGTCTGTTGTGGTTCAAGCGCATGTTCATCGAACCCTTCCGGCAAATGAAGGAGAAGGTCACCCGCTTCTTCGATGTGACCCATGTCTACAATCCCTTCGTCAATCCGGAGTATCAAGCCTGGCTGGATGGTCTGACCGGTCCACTCGGGAAAGCCTGGCGGGATGGAGACTGGGACGCGTTCGCAGGCATGGCATTCCCACAATGGAACCGGGACCGGCATGTCGTCAAGCCGTTCGATGTCCCTGCTCACTGGTTGAAATGGCGGGCGACAGACTGGGGATTTGCGTCACCGTTCTGTACGTTGTGGCTGACCAAGGACCCGGACACGCGCAGGATCTATGTCTACCGTGAGTTCTACGCCACGCTTCTCACGGATCGGCAGCAGGCACGCGGCATCCTGGATATGTCACCGGTCACTGAAACATACTTCATCCACTATGCCGACCCGAGTTTGTGGGAACGCAAGAACAGGGAGGGGCAGGTATTCTCCACCGCCGATGAGTACAAAGCGGAGGGGATCACCCTGACTAGGGGAGACAACGACCGGCTGAGTGGAAAGCGCAAGGTCAACAACCTGCTCGCCGACCTGCCGGATGGTGATCCAGGTATTCAGTTCTTCGAGACCTGCCCGCATATCATCGAACAGATGTCGAACCTGGCAAGCGATGAGCGTAACCCCGAGGACGTCGACACAGACCAGGAAGACCACGCCTTCGACACACTCAAGTACGGCTTGACCAACGAACGCAAGGCGGAAGTCCAACCACCCAAACCACAACGCCACCCAATGGCGAGAGTGAAAGGTATCTAATGGCAACCAAGAAACTCAAGCAGGTCCCGGAAGCGGATGTTGATGCCGTCAAAGCCACGGCGCAGAGAATGGTCACCGACAACAGAGATCTCATGACTATGTACCAGCGCTATCGTGAGATCTACTTCATGGAGAACATCGAGCAGCCGAAGAACCAGGGCGTCGACAAGGATGACTGGAAACTAACCGCCTCACCTGGCGGGAGGAATGCAGTCACCGGCATGAAGCGCCTGTTGGATACAAGCGAAGTACACATCACGATCAAGGCAAAGGGAGACAAGCATCCCAAGTCTGACGACATTGAGAACGGGCTCAAGAAGATTCTGAGTGTGAGTGGAGAGTACCGCCGGGCACGCATCGATAAGGATGCTATTCTCTCGGCGATCCTGTATGGTCCCGTGGTCCTGGGAGCGGAGAGTGTCGACGACATGTTGGCGGTGCAGAAGAAGCCGATGTACAAGAAGCGGTTGGAGGCGATCAGGAAACGAACGCCGGTGCTGGTGCGCGCGATCAATGCAGAGGAAAGCTATCAGGACTGGGGTGAGCTCGGCATGCTTCAGCATCTGCGAGAGTACAACATGTCCGGATTGGAACTGAAGGAGCGCTGGGGCATCGACACCCAGGGAGACCAGCGGAAAGTCGTCAAGGTGCATGACTTCCTGGACCTGGAGAAGCGTGTCGTGTGGGCTGACAACGTGAAGAATGCGATCTTCGCCAAGTACCACAGCATGGACAGTATGAATGTCGTTGCCAGGTATGCGGGTGGGTCGAGCCTGTTCAACGAAGCCAAGTACCAGCTCCAGCCATTCCTCTATGCCCATGCCAAGGGTGAGTGGGATAAGCGGGAGAACCTGTGGTTCACATATATCTTCACGGCGCTCTACATGCAGGGCTTGCCGGGTCCGCTGCTGATCGTCGATCCCGATAGCGTGAACGGTCAGACAGAGATCAACATAGACTTCACCGGCGGCGTCAGGAAGATCATCGGCAAAGCGCAGCCGGCAAACTTCCCTGTCGTGGACCGTGATGCGATGGAGATCAAGAAGATGCTGGACGAGGTCGGCAATGACTCGATGATCTACAAGCAGACGTTGGGTCAGAACCTGTCAGGCTCTACGTTCTCGGGACTGGCGATGCTATCGAGCGCGGGGCAGCTTCCACTCCAGGACCCGAAGGAGGCTATACAGCAGGCGTTCAAGGACATCTTCGAGCACATCCTTTGCCGGATCAAATACGAGGGGATCGAGAACGACCTGATCCCCGCGACCGACATCCCTGATGAGTATGAGATCGATGTCAGGCTGGAGCCGAGACTACCGCAGGACAATCTCCGCAACAGCCAGATCGCGCAGGGACTGGGAGATCTCGTCAGTGATGAGTGGAAACATGAGAACCTTCTGCAGGTCGGCGACACCAAAGCCATGATGAAGCAGGTCATCAAGGAGCAGATGCTCAAGGCGTTCACGGGCAGGATGATGCAGGACCCGAACATCATGGGGAAGTTTATGGAGAAGGCACTCGGTAACCTGATGGGTCCGCCCGCCAGCGTCGATCCGACACCGCCAGATCAGGCGATGCCACCATCCGAGCAGCTCCCACCACCAGAGGCGGCGATGTCTCCGGAGATGATGGGCGCACAGGGACAGCCGAACATGGAGCAGATGCCGCAGACGGGACCAATGATTCCGCCGCAGGAGAGAATGTAATGGGCGCCGACCTGGACTTCCGCGACTTACTGCTCGAGGCATACGCTGATTTCGAGGAGATCCTTGGCGAACTCCTTGAAGAACTGGAGATGCCGCAGATGGTGGACGCGCTCCGCATGCGGTGGATGACGCTTGCCGACGAGGTGAAAGAACAGGTGAAGGATGAATACCCGGAGATGTACGCAAAGATCATGGAGATGTCAGGCGGTGAGCCGGATGCTTATCGTCCTGTTTCTAACCCTACTACTGGAGGTAACTATGGCACAGGTACAGCAGAATAACAGACGGACCAGCGCGCCACTGCCGACGCAATGGTGGCAGCGCGGGACACCAACCGCGCCGACAGCCCAGGGAGGAGCAGGGATCGGCAACGTGAGGGGCTCGGCGGGAGTGGTGAAAAAGCGGGGCGGGATCAACCCCGGCGCCAACATCCCGGACATGCAATTTGACGCCAACTATTACGAGCAGGCCGCGCGACAGGATGAAGCCAGGAGACGGAGCGCACAGACCGGGCAGCCGGTGCCCTGGTACAACTACGTCCCGACCAACTCCTTTGTCGGCGGAGGCGGAACGGTTGCCAGGACTCGGACCGGATCAACAGCATTACAGCCAACGGCAGTGTCGCAGGTCACGCGCCCGCGGGTTCCGGCGTGGCTGGGTGGAGCTGCTCAGCCGACCCGACCATCCAACCCATACAATCAGATGCAGGACCGCGGCTACACCGGCAGACCTGGCGGATCATTCGTGTCAGGAGATGGCGCGGTCAACACCGGTATTCCTGGCGGTCCACCTGTGTACGCGAACCCATCGGTCTTCCCGACTGGCTCCATGTTGTCGGGGTCCGGGCAAGTCAATACTGGTATCCCTGTCTTTCCCGTTGCTGATCCACTTGACGATGGCAGTGGCGGATTTGGCACGCAGTACGGGACTAACTGGCGAAAGCGCAGAGGCGGTGGGTATGGTGGCTACGGTGGCTACAACCCGTCAGACTACTTCCCGCCCTCGTATCTCAATCTCTTTTCCTGGAACGCGGCGGAGTAATTTAGATATCGCACCGCCGTGAACGGCGGTAAGGACCTGACCTATGCCACCTACTCCCAAGAAACAGCCGACGCCGAAACCACAGCAGCCGCCTGCCCAACCGCCTCAACCGAAACCAAAGCCGGTGGATGTTCGCAATCCACCAGATGTTGCGCGCGCCGACTATTACCAGCAGCACTATGAGCCGTATTACAACAGCCTGAAACCTGAGCTTCAGAAGAATATGCTCAGCCCGAAGAAGGCGATTGAGCGGCAGCTGGGATATGCGCCGACGTGGGCACAGGACCCGCGCCAGATCGTCAATGCATATAAGGTCATGAAGGCGACGCCGAAAGACATGTCTCTGCCCGACTGGATGAAGGGACAGGAGCAGCAGATCGAGCAGGCGTACCAGTGGCACAAGTTCCGCAACGGCAACACACCAGACACCGACTGGAAACTCCTGCCGGGCGACGACCCCGCTCTGGATTTTCTCAAGTCCATTCAGGGTCCGCCTGATCCGGAGGCAGAGAAGGAAAGCCCATTCACAACGACGGACGCGGTACGAAAGGGACAGGCGGCATGGAACGACATCGATCCGGAAGAACGCAGAACGATCCTTGGAGATAGGAACTTCGACATTGCGCAGTATCCGGTCGCGGTCCGTGATCAGATCCTGAACGATCCTGCCTTCGACTGGTCGCGTGTACCCAAGTGGCAGAAGACCTACTGGTCGATCATGTCGAATCCCAAGATCATGGCAAGTCCCATGGCGCTGGCTGGTGCGCGTGCTGGTGGGATGTTTGGTATTCCCGGGAAGGTGGTGGGCGCAGCCGCTGGATATGGGCTGGGTCTGGTCGGCGGTCAGCAGTACGATCCAACAGCCGGAGTATTCGAGCAGCCGACCACGGTCGCGGGCATGATGGCGGTGCTCAACAAACTGAGCGAAGGCGCAGAGCAGACCATTGGCTACGGGTTACAGTTACAGTACGCGGCAGTGGAGGACAAGGATCTCGCCAGGCAGATGATCATCGATCCCGCGCAGCGCACAGCCACATGGGAGGCGGGACGGTTTGCCTATGAAGCTTATGATTTCCTCGATGCTCGTAACTGGATGCCGGCACTCGCCCGGCTGTTCGGGGATAAGGACGCCGAGTTCGCCGACGTCAATGAGGACTTCATTGTCGGCAGAGCCGATCCTGTCCAGCGCACAAAGCTCAAGACATTCAACCCTGCGACCGAACATCTCTATGACGAGCACGACAAGGTGACTGCCAGCGTCCTCGACGAAGCCAGGCAGACGATCCATGCGGCGATCCTGAAAGGTGAAGACCCCAAGGAGATCGTCCGCTTTCTGATCGGAGAGAACAGCCAGTTCGTAGGCTCCCAGATCGCAGACTTTACCGGTCAGATGCTGATCGACCCGCTTGAGAAACTGCCTAACGTCACCACCAAGACGACGGGAATGTTAGCCAAACTGACGGGGCATGAGACTGCGGCGCGTGCATTCGCCGAAACCAAAGCGCCGTTCGAAGCAGCGAGAAGGTATCAGACGCTGGTCCAGACGGGAGACATGGCGCCGGGCTTCGACTATTCCCAGATGGGTTCCGTCTCGCGCTGGGTGGCAGGCATCAACGAAGCCGGACAGATCAAAGCCGGTCCGCTCACGCAGACAGGGTTACTTGACAAGCCGACCAAGCGCGCTGGGATCTGGCAGAAGTTCAAGGAAGACATCGCAGCCCTGACGCCGGAGGCACGCGCACGCGAAGGGGCGACCATGTTCTACAACAACATCGGCTCACTCCTCTCGACATTCTCTGATCCCCATGAGATCGGTCAGTTCATGCGCACGCTCTCGAAGGGCGACATGAAACTGTGGTCTGAGATGGGCAACAAGATCGCGCAGTCTCCGGAGTGGTACACGATCCTGCCCGCGCTCAAGGACTTCGACGGTCAGAAGGTGGATGGGCTACTCGCCTCCTGGGACCTGGCACAGCCAAAGCGGGAAGCTCTGCTCAAGATGGCGGACGTTCTGGGTGAGCAGCCCGGCACGTTCATCGAGGACCTGGCGAAGCGCGGCACAACCGAGCAGGACTTTCAGCGCGTGACGAAGAGACTCCAGGACTCAGCCGACCCGGGCGCAAAGGAGTTACTGGGGCAGATCCAGCGCGGCGAGTTCACCCCGGATCACCTAAAGGATATTGTCGACGCATTCACCGGCGACGGCGCCCTGCACTGGCATCCGGATCAATGGAAGGCGTCACTGATGGACGCGCTCGGCTCGCACTTCGATGAGTGGACGGTCGAGAAGCTGGAACTTGGGAAGGATACGCCGGAGAGTAAGGCATTCTTCCGGACCACGCACTTACTCAAGAGCGCGCAATCCGTGCTCCTCCTGGGCGGCTCACCTGGCTACGCTCTGCAGAATGGCATGTCAAACATGGTGCACCGGGCAGCGACCGGCATCTATGGGTACATGACGCCGCGGCAGATCGATGGCTGGCTTGAGCGGTTCGGCGTGACGCCTGCGAGATTAGAGGAGGGCGTCGGCATCGGTGGCGTGGTCGAGCAGGCAACCTCGAAGAGCAGCGTCAAGACGGAGAAGATCGGTAAGGCGATCAAGGGAAACCAGAACGACGCACTCGGCAAGGCGCAGCGGTGGACGTCTGCGATTGGTAAAGCGATGCCGTTCAATAAACTATCCTCCGCATTCGAGAGTCTGGAGGGCAAGAACGGCTACATGATCGCGATGCGTGACATGTGGTCGCAGACCTGGAGACGGGGCAAAGGGTTCAGTGAAGTCACGCCGGAACTGCGCAGTCATCTGGAGCGGGCCGGCATCAACCCGAACCAGATCTACAACCTGATCGAAGCCGGCATGAACAAAGGCGAGATCGAGCGATTCATTTTCTCCAGGCAATCGGGGATCATGTCGCGCTCGCTGGTCAACGACGCCGCCCAGAAGATGAACATCCCCGCGACGAGCGCAGCCAGGCTATTGGAAAAGGTCGGCGTCCTGGATGAGCTGGACCGCGGCTTATCGAAGGCTAACACGCCCGACAAAGTACGAGGCGCATTCACTCGAGCCGTGCAGAAGGCTCAGGACTTCCAGGACATGCAGACCGCCCGGGATCTCAGGGCAATGGCGGAATCTGTGACCAACAAGGTCCAGGCTGAAGGCGCACCGGCCGCATTGGATGTAGTGCAGCGCGTGAACGGTGAATACTTCGACGCCTGGCTGGATCACTACTCCCGCTTCGGCGAGATCTTCGCCGACTTGCAGGAAATCTACGATCCGGACCTGCGCAATCGCGCCATCGAGGAAGCGTACAAGATCAGCGATCAGGAATTCCGGCGCGTCAACGCCCGGACCGCAAGCAATTACAAGGGTATCTTCGACGCCTGGGGGGAGAGTGGCAACCCGAAGGCGATGGATATGCTGGCGGCGATCGCGGACAGTGATGCCGCTATGAAGCAGGCATACGACTTCATGCGGGAGACGCGTCGAAAATTCTTCGACCGGCTCCGTGATGACCCGAACGCGCCAAGTACATGGGAGTCGGACCAGGCAGCCATCGACCGCGCCTTTGACAAGGCATTCGCCACCAAGCACCAGGCAGAGGTCCGCATGGGTGAAGCGCTCGCCGATGTCCACACCGACATGCACGGCGTTGCTGCAGGAGAAGCGGCGCGCCAGTGGTGGGAGGCATATGTCAAGTTCTCTGATGAGATCGTGACCAGGGAAAAGAACTTCCGCCGAGAACAGATGCAAGCCCGGCAAATGGGAGCAACACGCGAGCAGATCGAAGCAGCCAAGCAGAAGTATTACCAGACAGAGAAGGTCGCACAGATCGCAGAGCTGGAGCACATCAATCAGGAGGGGATACAACGGCTCGAACGCACCATCAGGAATGGCGGTGCAGGATCTGCGCCAACCACCCAGCCAACACCTGACGCCCCCTCCCCTGCTACCACTACGCGCACAGGTGGGGAGGATGTGTTTATCAGAGAGCCTGTTGCAGATGAGACCCGCGCCTTGATCGAGCAGGCTCAGCAACGCGTGCGCGAGCAGCAGGAAGCCGTCCAAGCCAAAGTCACCAGTGTGTGGGAGGCAGCAGCAAACCACGGCTTCTTCGGAGTGGATGATCAGGGCAACCAGGTACCCCGCGCGAGGTACGATCTGTTGCGTCTGGTGAAGAAGTACGCGGGCAACACTGAAGAGGGACAATACGTGATGAGCTTCGACGACTTGACACCTGAAGCAGTGGACAGGGCGCTTGTCAATCGGGAGTTGTTGCAGGCAAGCGGCGCGGGTTTGCTGGAGGTCACGCCGGAAGATTTGATCGGAGGACTGGATAATATCCTCGCGCGTCTTGACAATACATTGAAGAGCGGGAGTGAGGCGCAGAGGATAAAAAGACTACAGGAATTGAACACTGAAATAAACAGCGCCTTCCAGTCTATACCGGATGACGTGCCTTATGAGATCGTGAGAGATTTCATCGATACACAAATGCGGCTCGATCAGGAGCTTGACCTACTGCAACGCGACCAGGTGGTAGCCGAAGCCTCCTATAACAACGACCTGACCGTCGCAGAGATGGAAGCTCGCGGGAACGCAACCGAGAACCGGCTTGTCCAGGAAGAGCGAACAGGCAAAGAGAAGATCGATCTCAACATCGACGAGGCAGCCCGCGCCGAAGAGGTAGCCTACATTAGGCAGACTCTCGACCTGGACTCGATCCGTGAGAAGGCAAAGAGAATGCGAGCGCAGCGCAACACCGACAGCAACAACACCATCTTTCAGGACCCGTACCCACTCGGCACCATGGAGAACGCCTCAGGCTTCAAGGCAGACAGTGAATGGCAGGACGCCGGCTGGAAGCAGCATGTCCGTCCGCTCCTGGATGCAATGCAGACCGTGGCAATCGACAAGCTGACGGGCGAGCGATCGCTCGACGGCGCCTATAAAGACTTGTCTCCTGAAGGGCAGCAGCAGCTCAGGCAGTACGTTCGGAGCGTGCAGAACGACATGGGCGCGGTGAAGAACTCGACGGTCAAGTGGGGCGAGAGCCAGCGCGACTTCGCTATGCTGAACTACAACCGGCGGTATGGCTTCGACCGCTACCTGGAGACGGTAGCGCCGTACGAGTTCTACTACACCAGGAGCCTGATGACCTGGGGCATACGTGCCCTGGACAAGCCGTCATGGTATGCCAACTATGCCCGCATCCGTAACATGCAGAACCAGCATGAGCGGGATGTACCCGAGCGCCTGCGCAACAAGTTCCGTATCCCTGCCCCCTGGCTTCCGGATTGGATGGGCGACGCGCTCTACATCGACCCGCTTCAAAACCTGTTCACGCCGGCGGGCTTCCTGCGTCCCTTTGAAACAATGATGCGCGACAAGAACTATCAGGTCATCGAGGCAGAGCGTATCCTCCAGGAGTGGGCGGCAGACGGGACGATCAGCCAGGACGCCATCGCACAGGCAGCAGCCACCAGGAGCGGAGCGCTATGGGAACGAGCCGCAGCGGAGGCAGGGATTAGGCGAGAGTCCGAGATCTCCAACCCGTTTGACTTCATGGCAACCCTGTTCGGGCCGGCATGGTATCTGAGCACACCGCTCAATCTGATGGGTGTCGAGGTTCCATTCCTATCCAAGGGGGACCCCAACAAAGTCACATCGACGCCGCTACTCAACACATCCCGCGCTATCGAGGCGACAACGAAGGGAACCTGGGCAGAACCGATTGGTCAGTTTGTCGGCGTGATCGGCAAGCCGGAGGAGATGCTTCGCAAGAAAGCCGGGCTGCCTGAGTTCGGTGAATTCGGTGATTACTATGTCGACCGGCAGCTGGCGAATATGGTAGCGGAGGGACTGATCTCCTCCCAGGATGCACAGATGGCGATGATCGAGCGCAACGGTGAACTCTTCGACCAGGCGCGTGAGCGTGTAAAGATGGAGCTCGCCATGCGCACACCACTGGCCGGCGCGGTCTACGCAGGTACACACGGCGGCGCAGGCGATGCAGCCAAGTCCTTCCTGCCATCGCTGTTCGGATCAGGTCTGTTGCCAGCCGGTGAGCTGGAGTACCGCGGCTTGAAGACCGAATGGAATGCAGCCTGGAAACAGTACGATGCCGGCGACAAGACCGCGATCAATTCATTCTTCGAGGAACATCCGGAGTACGAAGCGTACCTGGCGAAAGGCAAAGAGCCGCAGGAGAGACTACGGTCCTATCTGGTCGGCAACATCTGGGACCAGTACATGGCGCTCGGTGACACAAACAAGAAAGCCGCGCGCGCGCAGATGGGCGACGAGTTCGCCAGGTCCTTCCTGGACAAAGAGACCCGATCCTATGACAGCCTGGACGTGCAGACGCTGACCAGCTGGGCACAGATGCTGGGCGCCCTGATCCCGCGCACTCCGGAGACATCGCCGGTGATGGCGGTGCCAGCTGGCGAGCAGCCGCAGTTGGACCTGTATGATCCGAGTGTGACCGCGGTCACTGATAAATTCTTCACTGAGCGCAAGGATAAGTATTCAGATTACTTCATGCTCGAGCAGGGCTATTACTCCCTGCCAAAGTCGAAGCGCGCCGGGTATCTCTTGAAGTTCCCGCGGCTCAAGGAATACCAGAACTGGAGGGATGGCTACTACAAACAGTACCCCGGCCTCAAGCCGATCCTTCAGGGCAAGGTATTCAAAACAGTAGACACCTCCACGTGGGCGCCGGGGCTCGAGCAGTTCATTGTCACCTATGCCATGACCGGCAAGCCTCTGCCAAAGGGCGCGACGTCGGCACTCGAACAAGTATGGATCAGGGAGGGCAGACCGATGGGCGATTTCAAATCCTGGCTCAATAGTCAGGTCGTGCCCGCTATGATGTACCAGCAACCACAACAATAAGGAGATAAAAAATGTCAACAGCTTGGATACCAAAACTTACAGCAACCATTGCCGAGAGTGCAAGCCTGAGCGACGCGATCCAGGTCAACGGCGCGGGGATTTGTGAAATTTCCCTGCCCGCCGAATGGACTACCGGAGACCTCACGCTTCAGGCAAGCATGAACGATTCGGATTTCAGAGATGTGTACGACAAGGACGGCACCGAATTGGTGATAAAAGCCGCGGCGGGTCGGCATATTCACATCAATCCAGCAGACCTGCCAATGCTTGCAGATGCGATCAAGTTGCGCAGCGGAACCAGCGGAACGCCGGTCGCTCAGGCGGCGGCAAGAGAGATTCTTGTGGGCCTGTATGGATGGGGCACATCATGACTATGAATAGAATAAAGTTTCTATCGTGCGAGGTGTTCCATGCGCAATAGGCGTGCGTTTATTCCGGTGATCGCAGTCGGCGAAAATCCTTTGGGTGTATTCCTTACCGAGGGTGTTACTCGCGCCGATATTGTGTGTGCTTTCGTGCCCTTAAATGCAGGCAGCCTTGCGTCAAGCCTTGTTAATTTGGCAGGGGGATCACCCGGTAGTGTTCTCTCCACCGTTGTTTATTCTCCGTATTATGGCTGGGTGAGTGGAGGAGGGCAGGGCGGGACTGGAAGCGTGGATACCGGCTGCGCAATTGGATTGGGAAATACGGCATTGCTTCGTTTTTCAAGGTCCAGCGGAATAGTCGATTTATTCGGCGCAAAGGAAACAAACTGCATTATTGCGGTTGGAACCTATCAGGGCAAGGATTTCATCTGCGGAACTTTGGATAATACAGTTGCGGGGGCTATTACCGCCGGAGTCGTGGGAATTGTGACAGAAGCGAATGGCAGCAACGCGCTGGGGTACGTAGACGGGAGTCTTGTCAAAACGTTTGTGTCCGGCTACACAGAAACCCCAGCGCGTAGTTCTGTTATTTTTGGTTCAAATTCGGCAACGGTCCCGCTGCACGTTGGGCAGAATTGCGTGCAGGCATACGTCCAGTACAACAAGAAACTTACCACCCCTCAAATCGCAGCCATTACCGCAAAAATGAACGCCATTGCGGCACCGGAAGCCCCCCAGATTGCCGGGAGTGTTTTATTGACCTTCGATGACTGCGTTACCAGTTTATATACAGTAGCTTTCCCATACATGGCATCCAAAGGGCTTGTTGGTACGGCGTATGCCATTACTGATCGCATTGGAACAGAGGGATATTGTACATGGGAGCAGCTTCAGGAGATGGCGGCGGCTGGATGGAAGATTGGCAACCACACAAAGACGCACCCCACCCTGACGACTCTTACCGAGGCGGAGCAGGAGGCGCAATTTACGGATGCAAAAAACGCCCTGATCGCGCACAGTCTTTCAGACGCCGCCACCTTCGTCGCCTATCCCGGCGGCGGTTGGAACGCGGACACACTAACGGCGATGCAAAACACCGGGATGCAACTCGGGCGACTATACGACTCTTCTGCCCAGCAATTATTTGATATCTACGAAATAGATAAATATAAAGTGCCATCAGCAAAACTAAGACCGACCGATAGCCTGGCTACCGCAACGGGATTAGTTGATTCTGCTGTATCCGCCTACGAGGTGGCGTGTTTCGTTCTGCACGATATTGCTGAGACTCCATCCACTTACGGGTGGAGTACGGCGAGCTTTCAGGGATTGGTGGATTATATTGCCACCCAAGGGGTTCCGTGCCTTACGATTAATCAGTTATACGCGCTTAGAAATTTGTGGTGACAATAGAATGAACAATCTATTTCCTCCCACCACAAGGCCGTAATGAACCCATGCCCTGCGCTTCTTTCTATCCCGCTGTATGACTATATGCTTATCCGGCTCTGGATGCAGGAAACGCGCGCGCCGCACCGTAGGTCACATCTGCAATATAGCAAGCAAGCACGCCCTGTTACAGGTCATAACAACGGCAAGAAATGCACTCTCCCCAACCGGCTCGGAAACCATCGGGGAGAGCACCAGAAAAGGGGAGCAGTATACTCACACGCCAAGAGCAGAGCTGCGAGACATCTCCACTGCACCTCCCTGTGTGGGCACCGAGACGGCGTTCCCGGGCAATTGGAATTATACCCTTGACAACACCGCCACATTCGGCGATACTCGATGACAGAGGTAGCCATGAGATACAAAGGCGGCAAGAACTACAGCGGCGTGCATCAGCGGATCATCAATCAGATCCCGCCGCACACCACGTACATCGAACCCTTCCTGGGCAGCGGCGCGATCATGCGCATGAAGAGGCCGGCGATCGCAAACATCGGCATAGATGTCGATGCTGAAGCAATTGCCCGGTTCCGTACCGCCATGAGCAGCGATGCTGCATGCACCATCATCCACGGTGATGCGATATCCTTTCTCAAGTCATACAACTGGACCGGCAGCGAGTTCGTTTATGCCGACCCGCCCTATCTCATGGAGACTCGGTCGCACAGGCAGCCGATCTACAAGCATGAGTTCGCCACTGTCGAGGAGCACCAGGAACTTTTGAGCGTGCTTATATCTCTGCCCTGCCCCGTCGCGATCTCAGGTTACAGGCACCAGCTCTACGATGAACTACATTGGAGGCGGATCAGCTATCCTGTCATGGTTCGTGGTGGATACCAGGTCGAGGAATGTCTATGGATGAACTACCCCGAGCCGTTCGAGCTGCACGACTATTCTTATCTTGGTGAGAACTACCGCGAGCGCGAGACGATCAAGAAGCAGCAGAAGCGATGGCGGCGAATGCTTGCAGAGATGCCGGCACTAAAGCGCTTGGCGTTGTTGGATGTGATCAATCAGCAGAGAGGAGCCACTAAATGACCACGACAGATCGAGCACATGAAAAGTATATCGAGTGGGTAGGGGATAGAGAGGGGTATTACGAAGATTTGATCTTGGAATACTGCGCCCATCTGCTGGATCAGCTCGAACCAAAGCCAGCCACAAAAAGCTTGAAGTTTGATCGCGTCGGCAATCTTGATTACCTGTCTGCCTACGAAGTGATCGAGAAGCTTGTCGAGTTATTTGGTGTGAACAACGTGCAGGGCGCTCTTAATGAAATAACATCCAAGCGAGCCAAGTAATTCCGGAAGGTACCGCCATTGACGGCGGTAAGATCTTCTGTGCTATAATCCGCGGCACAACCTAATATCTTGTCCGACAGATCGGAAACCCCGCGGGACGCTACACATGTAGCGTCCCGCTTTTCGTTTGTCGGCAATGGAGGAACTTTCACAATGACACTACCGTCCACCGAACCGCAGGCAATCCCCGCACCGGCCAGTGCGCAACCTGCTCCCGAGCCAACACCTGCCCAGCCCGCAGCGTCTCCGGAGCAGCCCGCGGAACAACCGCAGTATGTCACCAAGAAAGATCTCGACCAGTTCGCGACTGAGATCGTTAGTCGTGTAAAGCAATCTGATCGAGACCGAACGCGCAACGTCGAAACGCAGCTCAAAGGAATTACGGAGATGTTGACGAAAGCCAACGTCGCCATAACTCCCGAGATGCAGGCAGCCTTACGTGGAGAAATTGAGTCTCGTGTTGATGGCGAGACCCAAGCCACGCCAGAACAACCAGGACCCCAGCAGCCGCAGGGACTTGGACCCGGACACCCTGTATTTGATGCGACCATGGAGATCTACGAGACCGAGAAGCTGGATGTCAAAGCAACCGACCCTGAATTCAGAAACATCCAGACGGCGCTCGATGATCCCAACGGGAGCATGGTCAAGTACATCATGGCTGTCCAGAAAGCTGTCAGCGAGAAGCGTGAGCGGTTGGAACTCCAAAAAGATACAGCCGATGCCCGCACGCTGGGCGGAGGCGAAGCAAGACCATCATCCAAACCGTTGACGCCTGAGGAGAAGATCAGCAAGGGCCTGTCTTCCGGACAGTGGCAATCGCAGGAACCCCCCAAGCGTCAGTAGTAATCCTTTCAGGAGAATGTTATGGCTACTTACCTCACACTGGCAGAATACAGCCAGTTCCTGGAGAAGGACGGCAAAATGCTTTCCAGCGGTGTCGTGGACATCCTGCGCAAAGAGTCGTTCCTCCTCGAAAAGATGCAGTTCCCGACCGTCAATTCGTTGAAGGCAAAGGGGCTGCGGATCAAATCCCTTCCCACTCTGCAAAACCGCAAGCTCAATGCGGCCTACGCCCACAGCGTTGGCAGCATCGAGCCGCTCGAAGAGAACGCCTACCTGTTCGGCGGACGCGTTGATTTCGATCACCGCCTGACTGGCAAAGCCGACCTGATCCAGGACCCGGCAGCGTGGAATGTGAAGATGTACGCAACCGCGTTGGCGTATGGCTGGAACCACGACTTCATCAATAACACGCCGAGCGCCAACGTCGACACCATCGTCGGGATGCGCTATCGCTTCCCCCGCGATTTCTCTGCACAGATCTTCGATGCAAGCGCCATCGATATTTCGTCTGATGCAGCCACGTTCGCCGCCAACTGCGGCACGTTCTACGACCTGGTCCAGAAGGCGATCTACGCCTGCCGTGAGCACACGTGTGACGCGATCCTGACCAGCGACACGATGAAGCTGCGCATCGATGCAGTGGCGCGCGAGCTGAATATGTTTGCCACGACTAAGGACTCCTTCGGTCGCACGATCTCCACCTGGGGTGAAGGCGGACCGATGATCCTGGATATGGGCACGAAGGCGGACCAGACCACCAAGATCATGGCAGACGATGAAGGCGCGACCGGTGTGCCGACCGGCTCAGCTGGCAAATCGTCCATGATGTTTGCGAAGCTCGGTCAGGACTACGTGACCGGCTGGCAGGACGATGGTGGCATGCAGACCTTCGAGTGGCAGACCGGCGTGCTCAAACACGTCGAGCTGGACTGGGCGGCCGGCATCTTCATCACCGACCCGCGTTCTGTTTCCTGGCTGTATAACATCCAGGCTTTATAAGGAGAGTGCGACATGCAAGATGCTCAATTCCTCTTCCGTGATGGCAGCGCCGACCTGACCGCAAGTCTGGCAGGCAGCTATGTGGACATGCCTCCACAGACCCAGCCGATGGAGTTACGGATCGTAGTTCCAACCCTGGCAGAGACGGGCGACAAGATCGTCGCAAAGTTCACTTACTCGGACGATGGCACGAATGCCAAGGAAGTGGTGACGCTTCCGGACATCACGTATGCCAACGTTGTGACGAACAAGATCACCGAGTACGGCGTCCCGTTGCTGAACGGGCGCGCAAAAGTGAAGGTGGATCTCACCATCACCGACGCCGATACCGGATCTGATTTCAACGCCGGTAAGGTGTTGGTCGCGCTGGTGCCCGCCGGTCGGTACACCAAGCGATCCTACGAATAAGCCGAACCCAAACACAACCAAAGCCCGCCGCGCAGAAAACGGGCGGGCTTTTACTAATCCATAAGGAGATAGATCATGGCACAAGAACCGAAAGCCCCCAAGCAAACGAAGGAACCGAAAGCCCCCAAGCAAACGAAGGTTGCGGCGGGCTCCGGTCCAGTTCCGAAATTCGCCGAAGGGAAACCCACCGTAGATCTTGCCGCCCTGCAAACCGCGGGCGTGATCGTCACCGACGAGAGTGGCAATTTCTTCTACCTGGAACCCGTTGGGCGCGGCGTCTACCGGCTGCGTGTCGTACCTGCTAATGCCTAAAGCGGTTGCAATCCTGGGCAACGCCAGCCGGACACGCGAGTTTGCTCCGTTCGACGATCTCGCCGTCGATGTGTGGGTGATGAGTATCCACGCATGGAAGGCGCGGCGTTGCAATGCAGTACTTGAGATGCACCCGGACGTCTTGACCGGCGAGCGCTGGGACGCCTACCCCGACACACCGCAGTATCGCGAGTGGCTGAGAGACGTGAAAGATATTCCCATCTACATGCACCAGGTGCACCCGGAGATCCCGCTGTCCATCACCTACCCGCGTCACCAGATCGAGGCGCGTTTCATGCACAACTTTTGGAAGGGCGAGCGCGAACTCAAGACTCTCTTCGGCGGCTCTGCCTCCTATGCCGTCGCACTCGCTATCCACCTGGGATACGAACGCATCGAACTGTATGGGATCGAGCTTGCCAAGGAGCAATACCAGGAGGAACGTAATCTCGTCTTCTGGTGGATGGGTAAAGCCTCGACGCTCGGCATCGATGTTGTGATCAGCGAGCAGTCTCTTCTGGTCCGCGAGATCCTGTATCCCTACGAGGTGATCCTATGACCACACTAGCTACAATCGCCCTGCGCGTCGCGCGTGTATGCACGGACGTGCTTGACGGCACAGCCACGGCGGGAGCTGCCACCAGCCTGACCGACACAGGCAACCTGATCCAGAACAATGAATACTGGGATCGGGGCACGTTGTGGCTGACGAGCGGACTGCTATCCGGGCGCGTCTTGCCTGTCAGTGGATACGCCCTGAACAAGCTCACCTTCGCGACTGTCGCACCCGGAACCGTCGCAGTTGGGAACCGCTTCAGTGTTGCCCGGCGCATCTATCCATGGAACCAGATCGTCAGTGCTGTCAACGAAGCACTCGAGGGCATCCATGTCATCGACGAGGATGTAACCCTGATCGGCGACGGTGAGACACTTGAGTTCACTTTGCCGGATGGCGTAAGCAGGATCGCCAGGGTTGAGATCGAGAACGCCGGCGATCCACTGGACAGATTCCCATCCACGCACTGGGCAGAGCGCGCCGGCGAGATCCGCTTTCATGACGGTTATGCCCCACGCGACACGGAGCCGATCCATCTATTCTTCAGAGCCGAGCACCCACACCTGTCCACTTACAGCGACGAGATCAATCCAGATGTAAATATGGAATGGCTCAGATGGAAGGCGGCCGAGTGCCTGCTGTACTGGGGGATGGAGCAGTATGGTGAAGCCAAAGAGTTCCGGATCGAAGAGAGGATGAACCGGGCGCTCGAGCGGCAGAAGGGCATCATGCCTGCGAAGCCGGTGATCATCGTGCAGACCGCGGGCGGCACCCGCGACGTGTGGCGGTAACCATGGCATATGAGATCCGCGTTTCCCCTGACGAGCCTCATCCCACCCACCATATCCAATTGACCGACCGCGCCAATCGGACGATTGGCATCATTCTCTGCGACGACAAAGGGCAGCCGCTCAAACAGTTCTCGAAGATCCCGGTGGAGACCACTGCACAGAAGCAGACCTCTGGCTCCTCCTCCTACGCCGACTACGATTATCCCTACTCGCCAATCGTTCAGGATGATCTAAGCGGCGGGCGGGGCTCACTCGACTTCGAGCGTGACAGCACGAAATACTTTGACAGCTTCCGCACCAAGAGCGGGCGCGCCAATAAGGCGTTCGCCGGTCCGCAGGAAACGTATGTCACCGGGCTGCGGGCGGGCTTGCAATCCATGCCGGGCGACGCAAATAGCGGCGTGACCTGGCGCGAGATGACCGGTGACAATCGGTACATCTACAAACGCATACAGCACAGCGCTGGTTTTACCGTCGGGCTCGCCTGGCTCCTGGTGCGCATCAAAGGTGCGCCCGCCAATCTGACCATTGCCATCCATGCCGACAGCGCCGGCAGTGTTGGGTCGGAAGTCGCGAGTGTCGCTGTGCCATACACGCGCATGGCGGACGTGTTGAGCGAGTGGATCAACGAGACTCTTTCCCAGGCGCTGACCGGCGGGACATATTACTGGCTGGTGATCCATGCCGACGCAGGCGATGGCAGCGAGAAGCATTGGAAGGTCGGCGTCAAGAACGCGGTCGGCAGCTACACGTCCTCCGCATTCAGTGCCACGCCGGGCGCAGCGACGTTCGATCTGTACTATCACCTCACCCCGGCGCAGACGGAAAAGAACTGCATCCCCTTTGAATACCTTGAGCAGCAGTATTTTGTGATCTCCGGAGAGAGTGGCGCGCCCACCCTGTGGATGGCTGGAGATCGCGGAGCAGCTGACGCCAACACGGGCACACTCGATAGACTCGTCGATGCGACCAAAAGCTGGACCGCCAATATGCACGCCGGCAAGATCGTCATGGTCATTGACGGCCCGGGGAAAGAGGAGGAGCAGCCCTGGAGGCAGGTCGTATCGAACGCCGGGACCTACCTGGTTGTGGATGCAAACTGGAAGATCGAACATACGACAGCCACGGTGTACGTGATCCTGGGCGCGGATGTAACAGAGATCACGGGTCACGGTCTGACGGCACCGGTCACAGACGTTCAGGTGACGACCACAGGCATAGTGCTTTTCGCGCAGGGTGACAGCGTCAATATTCGCCGCTTCCGGGAATACAACAACGCCGGCGCATGGACGCGTGAATTCGCTGACGATGGCACAAACAAAGCCACATTCCTGGACTACAAACCGCAAGCAAAGAAGATCGTGAAGGCGAACAACGCGGACGCCGCCGGCGACGTGTCCATTGCGCTTGCCGATCCAGTTGCCTGGGCGACTGCCGGCCATACATTTGCAGCAGCCATACCGATTGACAGCAAGCATCGCAAGATCACCGGCACCATTGTGTATCCAGACACAGGCGGCACAGAGGCGCTCTACGTGTTCAAGGTCGACATTCCGTTTGTGGTCCCGGCGACCGGCAACCCGTACCCGATCAATCTGGCGGAGATGCGAACTGTGCGATCAGCCAACAACGGGCGCGCCAGTCTGGTCCACAATGTGTATCTGTTCTTTTCGATGCAGCAGGGCTTACAGCGCTACTATAACGGACAGATCGACGCGGTTGGCCCGGATCTGGGAGAGGGACTGCCGTCCAACCGGCGCGGCCCCATCGTTGCTCTACAGGGATATCCGGGGAAATACTTCGCCGCCATCGATGCGGGCGCCAGCGGATACTCATCCATCCTGGACAGTGATGGGTGGCACGAACGCTACCGCGCGCCGCTCGGGCAGCGCATCAAAGCAATGAGCTTCCAGGTCATTCCAGGCGCACAGGTGGATCGGTTGTGGATATACCAGGGCAACGATCTGCTTTACGTTCCGTTCCCGTCAGAGACCGCCAACGAACTGGAGGATGCCGCCTACCCGTACACTCCTGAATTCGCCGTGATCCTGTCCCGTATGCACGCCGGCATATTCGATGTGCAGAAGATCATCAAGAAGATCAAGCTGCAAACCGAGGGGCTGGAGATCGACTCAACCAACGGCAACCGGGTTTGCTGGTTCGAACTGGATTACAGGCTGAACGAGCTGGAGGAGTGGACGCCGCTGAACGATGCGTTCACGGAAAGCCCGACCCAGATGGTGGACTTGACGAAGCAATTAGGCATTGCCGGCAAGCGCATTCAGTTCCGGGTCCGGGGATATACAACGGACTGCACCAAAACGCCGGTACTCCTGGCGATCATCGTCGGCGCGGTCATTCGAACGGACGTCAAATACATGTACCCGATGCAGCTGCGCCTGGTCGATCACGAGCCGTTGCTGTCTGGGCGCGCAGACGACCCGTTGACCGCAGCAGAAAAACTCAAGATCATCGAGGACTGGGCTGACTCATCGACCGACAGCATGCTGATGATGCGCAGCGTCAGCACACTGTTCGATGATAAGGTCATTTTCCTGAACCCGCCCACAACGAGGCAGATCCTGTACAAGGGGCAGGATGGGAATGATTTCAAGAAGGATGTCTTTATCTGCTCTGCCTCCATGCAGGAGGCGTGAGTGTTCGCGGCTAAGAAGAAAAAGAAGCTGTTCTCGTTTGCGAAAAGCAAAAGAACAGCCGCCGCAAAGACGCGCTCCGCACGGGCGCCGGTCATTCTGGACCCACGCGACCAGGGACCCTTCTTTATCCGAGGGATCAAGGCGGGATCGAAGGAGGAGTGGTGGTGCTCCCTGGCGCTGGAGAAGATCGAGAAGGAAACCGGATGGACCTGGGAATACCAGTACCCGATCCGCGGCGGGCGTCGCAGACGAGGCGGAAACGTGATCGACTTCCTGATTAAAACGCCGGGCATGTGGACCTTCCTGGACCCCAAGGGCCGCTACTGGCACACCGGCATACACGAGGACCAGCAGGAGATGCGCAACATCGCCCGCGAAAAGAAGTGGCGACTGATCGAATGGTTCACCGACCAAACCCCTACCGAGGAAGCGGTCTATAGCTTTCTCAGAAAAGAGCTGCACTTATGACCGAAAGCATCCAGCCATTTCCGATCCGCAAGGATATTCAAATCCCCCGCCTGGGAGACTGGCACCGCACAATCATTCTCCTGCAGGACGATAAGGTCACGCCAATCGACACCACCGGCTACACCATGACGATGACCATAAGGTCATCGCTAAACGGGGAGGTGTATGACACGCTGACAATTGCCAATGGAAAGATCGTGCACACTCCCGCGTCGGGCCAGTTCAATCTCAATCTCACGGCTGCTGAGATCGCCGCCTATGATTTCGTGCGGGCGGTGTACGATATAGCCTACGTGGATGGCAGCGCCAATACGACGCACCTTCTGACCGGTAGCGTGGAGGTGGTCTGATGTACCTCATTGTGAAAGAACAAGTTGCGTGGTCGTCTGTCGAGGAGCAAGTCGCGCTCGTGGTGCGGATCGAGGACTACTCGATCCCCAGCGGAATCACGACCGACCTGCTGACCGAGGAAGGGCAGTTGATCGTGTGCCTGTCTCCAGGCGTGGCAACCGTGATCGATCCCCCCACGGCAAACGGGCAAACCCTTGTAAGTGACTTGACTGTCGCGGGACTGTGGAAAATTGGCGCAGCCTCGGCAGGTGGCGGAGGGCTGATCACACTCACAAACAAAGACGATGAGACTGCCGTGGTCGGGTCGGTGGTTATTGCGGACCTGGCTAACGACGAGGCGTTTATCAGTACAGCAGTCCCCAGCCATTTGGGAGTGATCGGCGTGACGGCTGAGGAGATCGGGATCAATGCCGAAGGCAACGTCTGTATTGCCGGGCTGAATGATGTGCTGGTTACTGGCAACGTCGCTCGAGGGGAATGGCTGGTGTCGTCAGCCACTGCGTGGAGAGCCAAGACAGCCGGCTACGATAAGCCGGCGGGCGCCATTGGGTACGCCATGACTGAGTACACAGGCGGAGCCACCGGCAGCGTCAGCGCCGTCGTGACCCCGGCGCCGCGACACCTGACCACCGCAGGCACATCCTGGATACTTGGCGGGCAGCAGGCAGCAGGGCAAACGACTGCTCAGAAATTCACAGTAGCCGCCGGGACATGGGCAACAATCGCGGGCGCAGCGCTACCCACTGCCACATTTGCAGCCCAGGGATTGGGATACGGCACAACAGCGGGTTACTCCATCGGAGGCAACCAGGGCGCCGGAGCAATCGTCACGGCGTACAAGATGCCATTCTCGACCGAGGTCACTGCGGCAGCGTCAAGCGCAAACCTGCCCACTGCCAAGTACGGGTTCAGGGGATCGTATGCAGGCGCCGCCCATGGCTACAATGTCGGCGGGTTCACGGCAGCCGCAGCAGCGACGTGCGCCAAACTGACCTACGCAACAGACACGATGAGCGCACACCTGGCAGGCACACTATCCGCGGCTCGCTTCTACGTTGCCGGGATCACTGATGGAACCGTGGCGTTCGCGCAGGGAGGTATATCCTCGGGCGTGAGCGACAAGATAACATTCGCGTCGGACGCGGTCAGCGACAACGACGCCGGTGACATCACTGCGAGCGCGACAGCATACATCTCTGTTTCATTCCCTGGCACAGCCGGCTACATGGCAGACAAGAGCGGGGCGAATAACTACTCGCACAAAGTGACGTTCTCGAGCGGCGCCAGTGCGGTAGTGACAAGCACGCTGCCAGCGGATCAATCCCATGGTGCCGGGATCTGCGACGGGTCGGGGTTGGCATGGTTCTCCGGAGACGATGCCTCGCCGTACTCCGTGAGTCACAAATTCACCAAGGCAACGGAAACCTATGCAGCCGACGCCGGCGCAGTGCTGAGCGCAGGGGCACACTTCGCGGCGAATTTCAATAATGGAGCATATTAAATGAGCGATATTCAAACACAGGCAGAGACACGCATTCATCAACTGGAAGGAATGCTTGGCGAGATGAATGAACTGGGTCGCATGCGGTCCGATTTTGTGCTGGAGCATTTCGTCGCAGGGCAGCACGACACGCCGGGTCGGCAGCGCGCCCAGGTTCTGGCAGAGTTGCAGTCGTTGTACTTCGCAATGGCAGACCTCTATGATGACATGCAGATCGCACAGATCGACCTTACCGAGATCGAGGGGGACGATCCGCGCGAGCAGATCCAACGCAGGAAACTTGAGCGCGGCATTGCAGGCATGGCAATCACCCTAAACCAGCGCGTGAAGGAGATCGATCACCTGCTGGAGATCCTGACAAAGTTGCCGCGCTACACCGCCGACGAGCTGGAGAAGGAGGAACCGATCTACTGGGCAGCCAGGTTATCCCGCCAGGCATACCTTGCGCCGCGTGATCCGGGCGGAAACCTGGACGCGATCCTGCAAATGGCGACCACGCCCGGGCTGAAGAAGCCGACCACGCCGATCAGCCCGGATAGGTTCCTGCTGGGTTTGGGACTGGACGTGCAGGATGTAGCAGCGGGGCTTGTCGCGGCAGGTTTGCTCACCGAGGCAGGCGCAGCCAGGCTCGTCGAGGTAAATACGCCGAAGCCTCAGCTACCAAAACCGAAGCGCAGCAGGCGTTAGTTTACGTGTTCTGAAAACCACTCGACCGACTGGATTCCGTCCGCGGTCTTGGTGGTTCCCAGTGTTGCCCGGGCGATCGAATCGAGGCTCAGGCGGAAGTTCAAGGTGCGGAAAATGTCCTGCAGCATATCGGTGGAACGAAAGGTACGGAAATTTTCGTTCAGCGCATAAGGCTTCAACACTTCATAGTCGAAACCGATGCTGTTGAAGCCGACCACACGGTCGGCGGATTTCAACTCTGCCACCAGGGCGGGAGCATCTTTCTCCCAATACACGGCGAAGTCGTTGCGTGCCGTGGACCAGGTCACGCCGCACGCCAAAAGCAGCTTCGAGGCATCGCGCCCGCCGACTTCGTGGAACAGCTTTTGCGTTTCCACGTCGAAATAAACAATGTTCATTCACTCTCCGATTTCTTCAACTGCTCACGGGCAAGTTCAAGCGCCTGCTCGCGATTTCCAATTTTACCGGTTGCCTGCCCCTCGCGGATCGCCTCCAGCAATTGCCCGACGAGGCGCCCGGGTTCGATGCCCAACTCGGACATCAATTCGTTCCCATCCAGTAGGCGCGGCGGGGCAACGGTCTCGTGTGGTCTTTCCCAGTAATTCTCGAGCAGGATGCGCGCCACATCCAGGGCGGCTGCCCAGGTTTCCTGGGTCAATGTGATGCCGTGCGTACCGCGCAAATCTGCCAGCCCGAGCAGGATCAGATCAATGCCTGCCTTCCCGGCATCGCGAAAGAAGCGATAAATGGCTTTGCGCGAGGGTTCCTGCTTTTCACCTTCCAGGCGGTTGGTAAAGAAATGGAACCGCATGTGGTTCCGGATGATGGTTTTGATCCGTTCCACTTCATCGTTGCTGAGATTGAACGCCCGCCCGCGATTTGCCGCGACCTCTGCACCCTGGACGTCGTGGTCGAAGAAGCGGATGCGCCCCGTCTCCTCCACGGACTTTGTGGCTGGCTTCTGGACATCATGGTACAGTGCCGCGAAGAACAACGCCGCGCGCATGGAACGATCCGTGTTCAGGGATTCGGCAAAGTGCCCGGCGAATTGAGCGCGGAATCGCCCGATGCGAAGAGTGAGCAGGCCGGTGAACAGGTCGTTCGTATGGTCTGCATTGTATCCCGGTGCGAGGGCGCTGAGGATGCTTTCGAGGTGAGAGAGCACGCTTAACGTATGCTCCCAGACGTCATCCATATGCGGCGAGGATTGTGCGACGCCTTTGAGCGCAGAGAGTTCAGGCAGCAGATAGGGAAAGACACCGAGTATTTCCAGGGCGCGCATGGACGTGTCGGGTTTGGGTCCCTCGAGCATTTTGAAGAGTTCGTCGCGTTGGCGTTCGGGGGAAACCCTCGGCAGCAAGCTCGCGGCTTGTCTCATCGCCTTGCGCGTTTCCCCTTCGATCTTGAACTCGAATGCCGCTGCCTGCCGGACCGCCCGCAGGATCCGGACGGGATCGTCCGAGAGGGAAGTGGGGGAGCAGGCACGGATCAATTTGGCGCGCAGGTCCGCCCCGCCGTTGAGCGGATCAATGAGAGTCTGCGCATGAGGGTCGAATGCAATGGCATTGATGGTGAAGTCGCGGGCGCGCAGGTCCCCTTCCAGGTCCCTGTCCCGATACACTGCAAAATCAAGGAAGGTGCGCGTGCCGTCGGGTTCGGTCACGATCACCCGGCTGGTATCACGCTCACCGTCGAGCACCATGAAATCCGCCTGGAGGGCGTTGGCAACGCGCCGGGCGAGGACAATTCCCTTCGAAGGCAGGGCAAAATCCAGGTCGTGGGAGAGGCGATTCAATAGCATATCCCGCACCGCGCCGCCGACCAGGTAAATCTCCTGGTCCGGGAGGATGTCACGGACTTTATCGATCAAAGGTGAGTACGAAAGTGGGACGGGCATGTAAATGATTTCCGGTCTCTCTTTATGCCTGCTGATCTGCGCGGCATGCAGGGCTTGTTCAGGAGTGCCTCCCTGAGCGACGATCCGGCCGCGAACCCGGGCAACCCAGCGCCCGGCATACGGCGAACCAGTAGTTTGAGAATTATCGGACAT